AAATACAAGCAGTATATATAAATATGTTAATAGTCATAGCAAAGAATATGGTTGTATAGTAAATCATGCAGGTTCATATGTGTGTACTGTAAATTACATAGGACGTACTAAAGTACAAGGTTATACACAAGTATTAAACAAACGTGTGAATGTTGAGATTAATCTTAAGGAGGTTAATTTTCAAAAATAAATTTCTAATTTTTTAAGTTGGCATACGCTAGCGTAGCGTTAGCGTATGTTAGCATCACGTCCGCGCCACATCCGCGTGCCGTCGACATATGCGCGCAATCCGCGGCGGGCTTGGACCGATCCTCAGTTCGTATACGATCTTTCACCATCGAGCGTATATACGCATATAAAACATATACATAAAAACTTAATAATCACTTCATATTAAAGTAACCGTCGTGGCCTCATGGGACTATATATATTCATGTAAAATAATTAAAATATGCAAGAAAGAAAAATCGATATAAGCGCCTACCTGTACATAATCATGATGTTATCCGTATTTCTTGCGGCTGTATAGCCAGAAATACCCATTTCATATAATAATATACAGATATTAAAAGAGAGATCTCTACGGATTTTTTGCGTCGAGCCTCATATATACACCGGACACCGGACACCGTCACACCGTTCACCGTGTATCTATCTATGTTTGGTTCGTCCGCCGTATATGTATCAGTATCGATTTTGATTTTTTAATGTCAGAGCGTATATATGTAGGATTGGCGGGGTAGTATAGAAGTTACGAAAAGGTTGCTAAAAAATTTTATTTGATGGCAAAATCTAAAAAAGTAGCTTCTCTTATTGCAAAGAAGCGCGAGATTTCGAAAGAAATTGAAAAACTGCAAGATAAATGTAGACACTTTAATAAATCTATAAAGTCTATCCCGGAATCTGTGGATTCCACAACCTTTGTTATTAGATGGGTGTGTAATGATTGCGAAACAATTATAAAAATACCAAATGATGAAGAACTTAACAATTATTTAAAATAATGGCTGAAAAAGATATTAAATTAAAACAAGTTTTAAAAAGATTCCCACCTGGAGATAGATGGACACCTACAGATGCAGAACAGCCTATATTTTCTTCATTAACTGAAGGAATAGAATGGGTTTTTCAAAACACACAAGAAAGAGATTATGTAATTAAAGCAGGAGACGGCAAAGTATTTATATATCATGAAAATGATATAGTAGAACCAGAACCAGAACCACCAAAAAGATATAATTTATATGGAGAATATGAGTAAAATACTATTAATATTGTTATTAACATGTAGCTGCACATTAACTTCGTATACTACTGATCCCGTATATGAAGACCACCCACATACAACTGAAATATATTATAATGGAGTAGATATTTATTTTGGATATTATTCAGGATTTTATTACTACTATGGGGTACCTCATTATTATCCTTGGTGGTATTATTATTCATTTATTCCTCCTTACTATTATTATACACATTCTCATGTACATGTACATTGTGATAATGGGTATTTTGTATATGGGCATAGGGGTCCTAAAATTAATAATAATATTGCAAAAGATTTTAGACCAACTATTAAAGTAAAAAACAATAAAGATAAATCATTTGTCTTTCCTAGAAATTGGAAATCAAATAATTCAACTAGAATAAATAAACAAAATTATAATATAAATAAACAAAATTATAATAGAACATTTAATAAAATAAAGGTTAACAATGGATCTACACGACCAAATAAGGCAACAACTACAAAAAGACCAAAAAGATAAAGGATTTGGTGATACATTTGAAAGACTAATGATATTTACAGGTATTAAAAGACTTGTAAAATGGGTATATGGGGATAAAGACTGTGGGTGTGATAGAAGGAAAGATTTATGGAATAAATGGTTTCCTTATAATGATGAAGAGACGTCTTGTAACGAAGAAAAAAAATAAACATATGTATTTACGAAATCGAAGTCTAATCAAATCATTTATTATCAGAAAGTGCCCGAAAATATTAAAATTCTCCACGTCCTACCGTCGGGTACAAGACAATATAATATGCATGGGTGGGTAGCCCATAAAGATGACTTATGCATTGGACATATCTACATGTCAATTGAATCTAATAATAGGATAAAATTTCTAGATGCCTGGGTTCATGAAGATCATAGAAGGCAAGGAATATTTAGAAAGCTATGGGATATTCGTTGGAAATATGTTAATGAAAATTTTAAAGGATATACTACTTATGCCTGGGCTAAGCCAATGAGTCTACCCTTATTATTAGAAAAAGGATTTAAGGCAGGAGATTCAAGCGTTTATGTAGAAATGGACGTAGAAGGATTTAAACCTACTGGTCCTCAATGTTTTGTATCATGTTAAAAGAAATCACATCAGAAGAATTATTAAATAAGGTATCAAGAGTCCAACTTATTGATATAAGAGAACCTTATGAATATGAAAATGGTCATATAGAAGGTAGTATTAACATTCCTATGGATGGTTTTTTAGAAAAATTAGACCAACTTGAAATAAACAAACAAATAATAATATATTGCAATACTGGTAGAAGAAGCAAACCTGTAGTATATATGGCATATAAACTACATAATATAGCTTTATATAACTTAGAAGGAGGTTATAAAAATTTCTTAAAGACTTCTACAAAATAATTTGGAGAAGCAAAATATTTTTCGTATCTTATCGTAAAAGATAAAGTTATGAAAAAATTATTAATACTACTCATTTTAATTGGTTGTGAAAAATATGAAATATATGATGATATTCATCAAGAATCTCTTTTACACATATATTCTGATTTACCTTACGAAAACGACATTTACATTTTTAATTACCCTGAAGGAGCTTCGAATAGTTACTTTAAAATCCATTATGATTCTCCCCCTCTTCAAAGAGTTTTTTGGGATTCTCCCGACCAATTTTATGTCATTATGTGGCAAGACACAATATGGACATCAGTAATAAACTACAGCACATATGCTAATGAAGAAGGATTAGGCCATCAGATGGTATATGTAAACCCCACATTAATAGGGGATACATTAAACCTTATAGGAGTAACTTCTTCTGAAAACTCTCCATTCATTACAGTTGAAAAAGAAATTTTAGTAAAAATACAATAATATGAATAAAGGATCTAAATATTGGAATAAACACCCGTGGGAAAAATTTGATTTAATAGAATTAGCCCACACACAACGTAATATAACTAATTTTGTAAAAATACTTACGGGAGAAGAGATACCAGTTGAATTTACAACTACAGGCGATAGTATGACTGATGGTAAATCAATCACTATATCATCAAAAATAACACAAAAAACATTAGATAGTATAATTGGATTAGCTTTACATGAAGGTGCGCATTGTACTTATACAAATTTTGATGTACCTAAAAAAATAGGTAATTTTTTATTAGAACGTAACTTAATACATGGTAAAGAAATAATATTATTATTACTTAATTTTGTTGAAGATAGAAGAATAGATCAATTAGTTTATAATACAGCTCCCGGCTATCAAAGTTATTATAAAGCAATGTATGATAAATATTTTTATAATAGTACAGTTGATAATGGAATCCGAAGCAATAAATTTAGAATGGAAAATTGGGAATCTTATATATTTCGTATAATTAACATATTCAATAAAAATACAGATCTTACTGCTTTAGTTAAATTAAAAGAAATATATGACATATTAGACTTAAAAAATATTAATAGACTTGAAAATACTTTAGACTCACTTAGAGTTGCATGTGAAATGTATAAATGTATTTATGACTATTTAACAACTTTAACAAGTAAAGAATATTTTAACCAATCATATAAAAATAAAAAAGATAATAACCCTAAAGGTGCATCTATAAAATCTTTAAAAAATCTCCTTAAAAAACAAGAAGATTTTACTATGGGAAAAACCCATAAACAAAAAATATCATCTTTACATAAAAATAAAATAAAAGCTATTAGTGAATCTCTTATTAAAGTAGAATTTATAACATCAGCTAATAAAAAAAGACCAGTTCATATAATGGAGGGCATTAGTGATGCATCTATAAATGAAAATTTATATGGCAAATTCCATTCATTTAAATATACTAAAAATGATAATCTAATAGAACAAGGAATAATTAAAGGTAAAAGATTATTAAATAAATTACAAATCAGAAATGAACAGATAACTTCAACATCTAAAAGATTAAAACAAGGTAAAATAGATCCTAGAAGAATATATGCTGCTAGTTTTGAAAATGATTTATTCTATAAAATGGATAAAGCAAATTACAAACCTATTAATTTAAACATATCAATTGATGGTAGTGGTAGTATGAGAGGTGACAAATGGGATCAAACACTAATTAATACTATAGCATTAGGTTATGTATCTCTTAATATGAATAATATTGATATATTAATATCTATTAGGACCACTGGAGATGCATATGATGGTTTTAGAAGTCAAGTACCATTATTAATTTTAGCTTTTGATAGTAAAAAACATACATTAAAAGATTTAAAAAAATTAAAATATTATCGTGAAAGCGGATTAACACCTGAAGGTATATGTTTAGAAACATTAAATATACCTAATTCTTCATACTATTTAGATTCATATCTTATTAATATGAGTGATGGAATGCCTACATTTCTCGATTATAAAGGTGAAAAAGCAATATTAGATACAGCTAGAGTAATAAAAAATATTAAAAGGGGTGGGGTTAATATATTAAGTTATTTTATACAAGACGAATATAATGAAAAGGCATCAAATAATTTTAAACAAATGTATGGTAAAGATGCATCATTTATTAACATTAATAATATAAATGAAATAACTAAAACATTAAATCAATTACTATTAAAAAAAGAATTAGTATCATGAGTGAAAATAGAGGAAGGCCTAAAGAAAATGTAGAAAAAAGAATGAAATTCACTGTAGACTATGGTGACTCTAGATGGCATTATGATTTAAATAAATGGCCTAATGGACCTTATTTAGTAGAACAGCTAGACACAACATACGATAAACTTGAAAAATTATACAATAAATTAGAAAAATTAAAAGAACCTAAATATCATGAAAATGGAAGAAAAAAGCGAATCACTAAAGATTGTAAAAAAAAGATGGAATTGGCTGAGAAAAAATATTGGACAGAGCATTATAGACTTTTTCCAAATGAAAGACCAAAAAGAAGAGGAAGAAAGCCTACTAAACGATGAAGAAGATATTGAATTACTTTTAGAAGAAGCTAATGCTTATGGCTTAAGAATAGAAGTAGAACAATGGGCTATACAGCTTCTTAAAGAAGATCCCGATCTTTCACGATTAGAGGCATATGTACGAGCATATAACGAATGGATTAAATGATTATGTCAGCAGAAGATACACTATGGTTTATATACGAAGAAGTTGAAAAAAGAGGTCTTCGTAAAAAATTTGATAAGCAAGTAAAAAAGATGGATACTCAAGAAAAACACAAATATAAAACTGTTCCTGAAGTATGGGAGTATGCATTAAATAAAATTAAAAATGGTCGCTAGTACTTATATTAGCTGCTTGTTTGGACCCGGGTTCGATTCCCGGCATCTCCACTAAAAAATATTTACGATATGGGGATGACTGGTTTTGACAGCAAGTAAGGGTATGAGGAAGACCAACGCAGTAACCGGCAAACAGGTTAACACGGCGATAGCAAGTATATTTGCTTCCTTATCAGCTATTAGATCTCTTTCACAAGAATCAGTAGTTGCTAAAGAGCAAGTATTTGCAATGGCTGCCTAGATAGGCACCCACGCCACACGGTAAACAAGGATCATGTCGTAAAAATCCTAGGAGCAGCTCGAAAGAGCTGCTTTTTTATTTCTTTTTTCTATATTTATTAGAAAAACTCATCATAATGAAACATCTACTTGTTGCGCTATTGGCTTTTCCTTTCATCACATTAGGTCAAGCTGAAGATAAAAAATTTGACTTAAAAAAAGAAGTTAAAAAAGTATTTAAATTTTCAACATTTTATGGAGCTGTTAATGGCGGAACCTCAATATCAGACGATGATATATATTCTATTACAACGGGTCAGTTAAACCAAGATATTATAGAAACACCTTTTGACTATTCAATTAAGTTTGGTGTAAGAAAAATTGCTAGATTTGGTTACCTACCTAAAGAAGCTTTTAAGAAAGGAAATGAAAATTCATTTAGTGATGCCGCTACAATGGGTAAAGTAACAGGGTTTGAATTTTTATTTGAAGGTGAATATAAAAGACAACAAGGACTAACATTTCTTGATCAACATCATTTTTTAAGATATGTAGCAGACAAATGGTTAATAAAAGTAGAATACTACACTAATGGTTTTGCAGACATAGAATACTTTGAATCTACCCAAAGATATAGACATAAACTAAATAAAAAACTATCATTCAACTTAGGAGTAGTTCAGAGATTTGCTGAACCCTATGGTTTTGACCCTTTAGCAGACTGGATTTTAGAAAACGGAAATTTACACTACACATACTTAGCATTACAAGAAGATTATAATATAGACCCCCTTACAGGAACTTATACAGACCCAGACGGAAATATAGTAGCTACTTCTAATGAAGTATGGGAAGAAGTTGTTATACCTCAAGTTTTAGAGGGTTATGTTGAAAGTGAAAGAAATAAATTAGATAGAAATTTACAACATTCACTTATTGTAGGTTTTGACTTTTATCATTATGATAAGAAATTTTGGTTACATTCATGGGGTAATTTAATGCCTTACCATTATAATGATGGAAACAAATATTCATATCATAATTTTAATGGAGGTCAATGGCTAGATTATTCTGGTGGGTTGATCTTTGGTTACTGGTTTAATAAAAATTTAGGTGCCTTTATTGAAGGTAAATATAATAAATATTGGAATAGAGAATGGCATAATTTTTCATTCGGGCTTAATTATAAAATATATTAAAAAGATGGCAAAAGAACTAAACGAAGACACATCCTTTAAGGTCAGTATAAAAACCCTAGGAGGTATAGCAGTATTTATTTTCACTATAGTGGGATTATGGTTTACACTTCAAGCAGATATTGCTGAAGCTAAAGAATTACCTTTACCCCCACCACAAGATGTAACGAGGATGGAGTTTGACATGAAGGACAAAAATATACGTCTAACTATCGAAAATACTCAAAAAGATGTTGAAGAAATAAAAGAAGACCTTAGACGTATTGAAGACAAGATAGATCAATTAAAATAAAAAAAATGAAAAAATTATTATTATTACTATTATTCCCTATTCTAGCATACTCACAGTCACCTTGTGATGCCGACATATGCGTAGTACAATTTAATGCTGGGTGGAATTCAGCAAACGATGTAGAATGGGTAGAAAAATTAAAAAATTGTGAAATACAATACATTGATATAGCAGCAGATGCCGCATCTCAAGCAGAATATGAAATAGTTGTTGTTCCTACAATTATTGTATTTAATGGTGATGAAGTTAAACGATTCCAAGCAGACATATCATTTGCTATGAAAGCAACTAGAGAAGAAGTACAAGAAGTAGTAAATGAAATTAAAATGGATGAATATTAAAGAAATTAAAAGCGTATGAAAAAGTTATTATTATTGGCATTATTGCCATTGTTTCTATTTTCTCAAGATACTTGGGTGAATGTAGAATTTCAGTTTGACCAATATGCTGATGAAGTATCATGGTCATTATCTAATGATTATGGTGTAATTGCCTCAGGTGGTGATTATGAATATCAACAACCAAATGCATTTCATGTAATTGACTCTTTAGAATCAGGAAACTATACATTTGAATTATTAGATTCTTATGGGGATGGTTTGTCATGGCCAAATGATGGTTATTGTTTAGTATCAAATGCATGTCAAGATACTTTATTTTTTGCTCAAGGAGATTATGGTATAGGTTTAATTGAGTCTTTAACAATAGCACCTTGTGCCCCTCCTGAACCTGCAGTCATTGATTGTATGGATGAAAATGCCATCAATTATAATCCGGATGCGGATGTAAACGATTCAATGTTATGTGAATACCCTCCTTGTGAATCAATCGATAATATTTATGTAGAACAACAATGTGATGGAGGTTCTGCACTTCTTTACTATAATTGGGATGCTTCAAATAATCCTAATTGTAATATAATCCAAATAACTTATGGTAGTGAAAATACTAATTCATATACTTTTGATACAGATATAGATAATGGTATATGGGGGGTTTATGCTGGTAATGGTCAAATGCCTCCTAATTGGGAAGATAATTTTTACGCTCAATTTCTTACAGCAGATAGTTTAGCATCAGATACTATATTCTTTACTCCATATCCATGTACACAAGGATGTACAAATGAAGATGCTCCTAACTATAATCCATGGGCTACAGTAGATGATGGTTCTTGTGGGGGTCAATCATGTGATGCAGGATATACTTCATTAAAAATAAACATAACGTTAGACAATTGGCCTAGTGAAACTGGTTGGTCATTTGTTAGTGGTGATGGTTCTATGGAAGTTCCGGATGGAACATATACTTATCAAGATGTAGGACAAACTTACACATACGATGTATGCGCATTAGAATCAGGATTTGAATTTATTATATCAGATACTTATGGAGATGGTATGGCGGGTTCAACTACAGGTGGAACTTTAGATGGTGAAGTTCTTATAACGGGATGTAATGGAGATACGATTACCACATTATCATCTGGTACTTGGTTAAATGCAAGTCAAGAAAATGTAGGTGTTGGTTTTGGTAGTGTAGCTTATTCAGGATGGCAAGAAGTTCCTGTATGTGTAGAATCTGAAGATGTATTAGGATGTTTAGATAGTGACTATCAAGAATTCAATCCAGAAGCAAATGTAGATGATGGTACATGTTTAAATGAACATATATTTGGTTGTACAAATGAAAACGCATTTAACTATAATCCAGATGCAACACAAATGGAAATATATCCTAATTGTGATTATGAATTATGGATTGGTGATGCAGGAGCAGACGGATGGGGTAATTCATTTTTAGGAGTTGTTCAAGGAGACAATATGTGGTCATTTACAATGGGACCAGGACAATATGAACAAACATTTCCCCTATGGTTAGAAACAGATAAGCCAGTCACATTTTATTATTTTGCCGTTGGTGGTACACAAACCCCACCAGAAGAAGTAGAATTTCAAACACTACATAATTCATTTAAATTAACTAATGCAAATGGAGTTGTATTATTATATGAAGGATGGAATCCTTTTGCAGACAATGGTCAAGGTGCACTTCAACCATTCCAGCCTCCATTCTTTCAAACATATTCAGCAATGCCCTTTTGTGGTACACTTTGTATCCCAACAGTTTTAGGTTGTACAGATAGTACAGCATTTAATTATAACGAAGAAGCTAATACAGATGATGGTAATTGTATTCCGGTTGTTGAAGGTTGTACAAATGATTTGGCATTTAATTATGATGAAAACGCTAATACGGATGATGGTTCTTGTGTTTCAGTAATTGTTGGGTGTATGGATGAAGAGGCCTTTAACTATAATGAGGAGGCAAATGTTGATGATCCTGATTCATGTATCCCCGTAATTGAGGGTTGTATGGATGATACTCAATTTAATTATAATCAAGCAGCCAATACAGATGATGGATCTTGTGAACCTTTTGTCTATGGTTGTACAGATCCAACAGCTACAAATTATAATGAGGAAGCTAATACAGATAATTTTAGTTGTATACCTTTTATCTATGGTTGTACTGATCCAGCTGCATTTAATTATAATGTTTTAGCCAATACAGATGACGGCACATGTATAGCAGTCGTATTAGGTTGTACAGATACTTTAGCTATAAACACAGACACGCTTGCAAACACTAATTTTGGTTGTATTTATCCTGTTCTGGGTTGTACCGATCCAACAGCATTTAATTATGATGTTAATGCAAACACAGATGATGGTAGTTGTGAAGCTGTAGTTATTGGGTGTACAGACCCAACAGCACTAAATACAGATACATTAGCAAACACAAATTCAGGTTGTATATATCCTATTCTAGGTTGTACTGATCCATCTGCTTTTAACTACAATGTGTTAGCAAATACGGATGATGGAAATTGTATTGAAGTTGTTTTAGGTTGTACAGATACTTTAGCTATTAATACTGATACATTAGCTAATACAAACTTTGGTTGTATATATCCTATTTATGGATGCACAGATCCAGCCGCTTTTAATTATAATGTTTTAGCCAACACAGATGACGGAACCTGTACCCCTGTAGTTCTTGGTTGTACAGATACATTAGCAATAAACACTGATACGTTAGCAAATACCAACTTCGGGTGTATTTATCCTATTTTAGGTTGCATAGATCCTATAATGTTTAATTATGACGTTAACGCAAATACAGATGACGGGTCTTGTGTCCCTTTTATTTATGGTTGTACAGACCCAACAATGTTTAATTACGATATTAATGCAAATACGGATAATGGTAATTGTATAGCTTATGTATATGGTTGTACAGATAGCACAGCATTTAATTATGACCCATTAGCTAATACAGATAATGGATCATGTATTGCAGTTATAGAGGGATGTACCAATCCTATTGCGTTAAATTACAATGTAGATGCAAATATAGATGATTTCAGCTGTATATTACCAATTTATGGTTGTACTGATAGTACTGCACTAAACTATGATGAGAATGCTAATGTAGACAATGGTTCATGTATTGCAGTTGTTGAAGGTTGTACAGACCCAACTGCTCTTAATTATAATGAATTAGCTAACGTAGATGACTTCTCTTGTATATTACCTATTTATGGTTGTACTGACCCAGAAGCATTCAATTATAATGAGCTAGCAAATGTTGATAATGAATCTTGTATACCTGTAGTATATGGTTGTACAGACGAAACAGCATTTAATTATAATTCAGATGCAAATACAGAAGATTTTTCTTGTATAGAAATTATTTATGGATGTACAGATGAAAATGCATTTAATTATGACGAAACAGCCAACACAGATAATGGTTCTTGTATAGAAATAGTAGAAGGATGTACTGATATAAATGCATATAATTATAATTCAGAGGCCAATACAGATAATGGAGGATGTGAATATGATGCAGGATGTAGTGGAGGACCAGGAGAACCATATTGGTTACCAAATGAATGTTTTGAATGGGTAATAGAAATAGATACAGAATGTTGTACAGGTAATTGGAATGATTATTGTGTTGAACTATATAATTATTGTGATCTAGGTTGGCCTATTGATCTATCAGAATTTTCTTCTGAATTATTAATATATCCTAACCCAGTAATTGACATATTAAATTCAAACAAAGAAATTGACATAAAAATATATGATATGGTAGGAAATTTAGTTATTTCTAAAGAAAAAACAACACAAATAGACATGACTAAATTATCAAGCGGTGTATATAACTTAAATATATACCATGACAGTAAAATAATAAACAACAGAATTATAAAACAATAACGCCTTTTAAAAAAAATATATATTTATTAGGGAATAAACAATATAAGAATGCCAAACAATAAATATTACGGATACACTCCCAAGTATTCTAACGAAGAAAAACGATTAGATGCTTCTGCAGAATTTAACAATAGACTAGATAGAGTCAATCCATATGAATTTAGAAAAGGTATGGATATTGAATTAGCTGAATTAGGATGTTCAAGATTAAGAGAATCTTCTAAAGAAGAAAGAGAAAAAGCAACAGAAAAAGTTCTTAAAAACTTAGAAAGTACCCCTAATTATTATACATCACTAATAACTTATGAATCTTTGTTTAAAAATGTTGAAGGAAGCAAACCTTCATTTTCAAATTGGATGAAAACTCAAGAAAATGTTAAAATGCAAGAAGTAAATAGAGGAGATAAAGACTCAAAGCATAAAGATGACAAAATGACTGAACCTAAATACGATAAAAAAGAATATACTATTCCTTTAAAAACACAACAAAAGTTAAAAGAAAATAAACTTTCAAAATTAAAAAATGTCATCAAAGAAAGGATAAAAAATACTATTATAGAGCAATCAGCAAAGCAAGCCGCTATGGCGGACATAGAAGATGAAGAAGGAGCTCCTAAAAAAAGCAAAGGAAAGGGTAAAGCTAAAGCTAATCAAAAAGAAAAACCTATAAGAAAAGATAGATTTGATAAAGAAGAAGAAGCAATAAAAGACATATTATTTAGAGTAGATGCTAAAGGTAAAAAACCTAAAGAAGAAGGAGATTATACAAAAGATGAACCTGCTCCAGGAAGTATGCTTGCTGTTAAAGATGAAATGCTGGATAAATATAAAGAATTAAAAGCAGATGAAACTGACCCTAAACAAACATTAGAAGAATATAATAAACTTTTAGCTGAAAAAAATGAAGAATTCAAAGAAGCAATTGAAAAGTTTGTAGAAGAATTTAGTGGTAACGGTATTTCTATGGCAGATATATATGGAGATAAACTTTCGGATACAATTAAAAGCCTTCAAGAAAGACTTAAATTAGGATTAAATAAAGCAAGAGCGGGAGTAGAGGTAGAAGCAAGAGGAATGAGACGTGAAGTAGCTGAATCTCAAATGACACGTGAAGAAGCTCTTAGACTTCTTGAAATAGTTAAAGAAAAGGGAATCTCTTTAAGAGAAGGAACAGAAAATGTAAAAATATACTATGAAATAGCAAAAGCTGCTTATTTAGAAGGAGTAGCTAATGCGTTAAATTTATAAAAGTTATGATAAATTATTTAAAAAGGTTGTGGGATGCTCTATGGGCTAGAACAACCATAGATGAAAAAGCCGAAGCAGCATTAAAAGAAACAAAAACTAGGCTCAAAGCAATGAGAAAAGAGCTAGTAGATGTAAAAAATGCATTTAAAAACGTTGCAAACCAATCTAAAGATGTTTTTGATGCAGCAAAAGGAAAAAAAAGAAGAGGAAGAAAACCTCATTATAAAAACAAAAAGAAAAAAAACTAATAATAACTTGAAAAAATTCAAAAAAATGACTGTAAAAGAACTAAAAAAAATCATAGCCGAAGAATATAAATATTGGATGGCTGAACAGCCAGCAGACATGCCTGACCTACCAGGTATGCCCGGTGGTATGCCTGGAGGAGCGGGAGATGCTCCTAGTGTAGATGTAGGACCAGACGACATAGATGCAGGTACTGGAGACGATAGTGAAGATACTCTACGCCAAATATTTGATATGTTAAAAGATTACTTTGAAGGAGATAAAGAAGATGATGCTCCTAAAGGTGATGCTAAAGGAGGTGCTAAAGGAGGTGCTCCTAAAAAAGACGATGATAAAGACGATGATAAAGAAGATGATAAAGACGATGATAAAGAAGATGATAAGGATAAAGCAACAAATGAAAGCAGATTAGCTAGAAAAAGAAGAATATCACGTCGAAAACTTAGAGAAAGTAAAAGAAAAAAACTAAAAAGAACTATCTCTAAATCTTCTAAATCAAAATTATTAAGAGAGTTTAAAAACCCAGCTAGAAAAAATACACGTGCGTCTAGTGCAGTAAAAAATCGTTTACAGAAACTAGCTAACATAAAATAACACATGACTCTTGATGAGTTATTATTAGAATGGTCATATAGATCAGAAAAGGGTTATCCATCTTTGGATAATCCTTCTGATGTCTCTATACTTAAACAAATCTTAGAACAATTAGATTTACCCGCAAATGTTATTCTTAAAAGAATAGTTAAAGAAACCCCTCTCCAATCTAAAGATTTTGAAAGTAGTACAAATAACCAAGACACTAAATACAGAGGGGGAGATAGAGCCCACTTGTTTGTTGATAAAATTAATAATCAAGAAGAATTCGAGTTAAAAGATGGTTCAAAAGTCATTATAGATCCAGATGCTTCTATCCAAGCCATAGAACTTTTATTACAAAGAGAATATGGAAGAGATATGATATTTTATGATATGGATGGGAATAAGTTATCCCTAAGTCAATTTGAAAAAACCCCAGAATTTGGTGGAGGTGCAGGAGCAGGTGGGGGGTCTGTTGACACCCGAATAATGGAATCAGCACATTGCTATGCATGTGCTATTGCTTATTACATTAAACAAGGCCCCATTAATGAAGACGATTTGCTAGGGGCTACTAATTCTGAACAATTTGCACAAGCTAAACAACACGTAGATGTTGATGCTGAACTTGATGAAATAGAAGAATTTTTTGATAGAAAACCTCAATGGTATAGCTCTATTGTTAAAGCAACAAATAAAATATATTCATTATTTCCTAACAAAGACTATACATTCCATAGAAATTCAGAACAAGTGGAAATGTTATATAATGCTTGGAAAAATTCATTAGAAAGAGATGAAAAATCTATTGAATATTCAAAAATGAAAGACGATAAATGGAACCCAGCAGATATTTGGCTATTTAGCCCCAAAGCTACAGGCACCGAATGGTCAGGCAATTTAGAGGTATTAAATGGCCAAATTGCTGATTTTTATGAAGACGGAGATTTAATTGGGGTATCCTTAAAAATGATTAAGAAAAAAGATGATCCTGAAATTAAAACCTTTAATGATCCTGATATAGAAAAAGAAAATTATGAATATGAAGGATATAATAGTTCTCCAGGTTCAGCCAATTCAGAAATAAAATTTACAGGGGGAATAGCAGTAGCTAGAATGTTTTCAAAAACAAAAAATTTTAATATAGAGATTAAAGGTAAAGGGGCACAAGGAGGAAAAGCAGGAAAGGAAGCTATAGATACAATTTTAACAAGAAATGGATTAGGGGTTTTACCTGATAATAAAGAAGTAGAAGAAGCATTTACAGGTGAACTAAGTGAAGATTCCCCATTAAAGCCATATTATGACAAACTTTATTATCTATATGATAGATTTATAAAAAATATTGCTGTAGATAAATTTGCTGAACAATACCAGCATGAAACACCAGCATGGAGAGTAGGAAAATTTTACAGTTTAACACTTATAGAAATGTTAGAAGATAACAAACCTAACCCTGCAAACGAAATAATAAATGACATTATGAGATATGCTTATTCATCAACTAAAGATTCTTCAAAGTTTATAAAAATATACGAACTATTAAAATAAATTTGGTTTTTTAAATTTCTTTTATTATATAATACTATTAACAAAAAAATATAATTATGGCATACGGAATGCAATTACAAGCAGCCTTAGATAGGCTAGATCAATCTTTATTTAGATTACGTGAATTAATTAAGAGAGGAGAAAATAAAGCCGCTATGGAATTTATGGAAAGAGGAGCTCTAAAAGATAGATATGATGAACTACAAAATATAATCACTATAGCAGGAGGACCTGGATCTTCTGGTTTAGGAGCAACAGGTACAGTACGAGGAGGAACTATTCGTTAATAAAAAAATAGGTTATGTTATCAGCAGAAAAAATCCAATCAAATTGGGATCGTTATTTAAACGAAATAAAAACAAATATATCTAAAGAACGAACAGATATATTAATTCCATTTTTAGAAAAATACCAAGAAAGAATGATGATGATGCCTGCATCAAGTAAAAATTGGCACCATTCAGCATTTGCTGGTGGTTATGTTGACCATGTATTACGTGTATATGATTGCGCAAATGAATTATATAAAACGTGGAATAAAATGGGGGGCGATATATCCACATATACAATCGAAGAAATGCATTTCGTCGCTTTATTCCATGATTTAGGCAAGATGGGTCAACAAGAAGGCGAATATTATCAACCAAATGATTCCCAATGGCATATTGATAAATTAGGTCAAATTTATAAATTCAATACTGATATTCCTGCTATGAAAATACCAGAACGATCTTTATTTTTATTACAAGAAATAGGATGTAAAGTATCTCAAAATGAATATATTGGTATTAAAATACATGATGGTTTATATGATGATTCTAATAAGTTTTACTTTATGTCTGGTATGAAAGAAACAAAATTACGTTCCCATTTACCTTTATTAATGCATCAAGCAGATCACATGGCAGCCCAGATTGAATTTGAGATATGGAATAATGCAACAGATGCTGTTCCTAAACAATCAAAACCTAAAAATGGTTCTAAAGGAGATAAAACTATGAGAAATTCAAAAAAAATAAACACTAAAAATAACCCGAATCTATCTAATGCCACTTTAGATGTTATAGATTCATTTTTTAAAGACTAAACTATGGGATGGACAATATCAACAATAATACTTACTATAATAGCAACATCAATGGGATTTGCTCTTAAAAATTTATTAAATAAAAACGAAAAATTAGAAGATTTTATTTCAAGACAAAGCGATGCTATCCAAGCATGTGATCAAAGATTAAACCAAATTGATAGTAAAGGAATATTTTATGCGGATGATGAAATAGGGTGGTTTTTTAAAGAAATAAAAAAAATCCAAGAAGCATTAAATGAATTTACACTTAATTAAAAATTTTTATGCCTACTAAAATTAAAATAGAATCATGGGTTATTCCTCCTCCTAAAAGAAAAAGAGGAAGAAAAAGAACAAAAAAAAGATACTTTACTGAAGATACAGACTTAGCCATAAAACATTATTTAGCATCTTCAAACCAAGAGGAAAGAGATTACATATTTAAAACAAAAATACATTATCCTTTTTATAAACTTGCAGAGAATCTTATTCATACTTTTAAATTTTATTATACTGAAGTAGATAATTTAGAAGATCTAAAACATGAAGTGATTTGTTTTTTATTAGAAAAATTAGATTATTTTAAACCTGAAAAAGGAACAAAAGCTTTTAGTTACTTTTCAATTGTAGGTAAAAATTACCTTATATTATATAATAACAATAACTATAAAAAGAAAAAAGCTAAAGTAGACCTTTTAAAAGCAGATGAAGATGACGGTGTAATGCATCAGTTAGGTAGAGATGATAGAAAAAAAGATTTAAAGGATTTTATAGACTATTTTACTGAATATATTGATAAACATATGTTTTCTATATTTAAGAAAGATAATGATAGAAAAGTATGTGATGCTATTAATATATTATTTAAACGTAGAGAAAATTTAGAAATTTTTAATAAAAAAGCTTTATATATTTATATTCGTGAAATGACCTCCGTAGATACCCCTGTTATTACTAAAGTAACAAAAATATTAAAAAAACTTTATAAAAAACTCTACTCAGAATATATTGATACAGGATATGTAAAAATTTAACTCCTTCCATATTTATAATAAAACAATAATATGGATTCATTAAACCAAATAATATTCGATGATAAATCTTTTTCTGATCTATTAAAAGAAATTCATAAAAACCAAAGCAAAAAATCAAAACAACTAGCTTCTTTAATAGCTGAATTACGTCCCCTTATTACCTCTTTAGGAGATGCTACTGTAGTAGTACCTTTAATTAAAGAATACATGGAAATCAGCGTTAAAAATGACGATCAGTTAATAAAAATGGCCGCCATAGTACAACGTTTATCTACAGGAGCTTCAAACAGCGGAGATGGGGGATTGCTAACAGAAGAAGAAATGGAACAACTCCAAAACGTAGCAGAAGAAATATCAAAAACAGTAGAGAAACCTAAACAAATAGAATCACCAGATGTTCACTAAAATAAAAGCAGTAAGAGTACAAGAATTAATACTATCAGGGTCATCAGATCGAATAGGTAGTATTCGATATAATGACATAAATGATGGAAAGCCTATAGATACAAATTCTCTAAGAATAGCCAGACCACTACATTCCAATATTTCACATTATCCGGTAGTTAACGAAATAGTATATTTAGTAGCAGGTCCTAAAGAAGACTATAATTTTAGTGCAGGTATTAGACATTATTATCTCCCTCCTCTTAATATATATAATTCTGTAAATCATAACGCTCAGCCTAATGAGCTTACTCTAGATGAAATAGCAAATAAATCTGAAGTAGGTTTAAATTCTTTTTTTAAATCTAATGCAAGAATAAAACCCTTACAACCTTATGATGGAGACATAAATATAGAGGGAAGGTATGGTAATTCTATTAGATTTGGATCTACTAAAAGTGGGTCTCACCCCAATAATTGGAGCAATGAGGGATCTAACTTTAATCCTATTACTATCATAAGAAACGGACAATCGGGAAGTGAAAACCCTACTCAAAACCCTTATATATTAGAAGACATAAACCACGATGATTCAAGCATATATTTATGTTCAAACCAACAAATAACTAATTTTCAAAAATCAGGCATAGAAATTAAACATATCGAATTGTCTTATAAACATATGTTATGAAATGAATAAAAGAGAATTAAACATATCATCTAAAAAACTATATTCTGACTCTACAGAAGATAAAATTTTAAAATCCCCTCCTGTAATTCCTGATAGGGGGGTTAAAGCCATATTCGATTTAAAAACTATCCAAGAAACAGACGTAGCTTATTATGATATAGCTCCTACAGAAAATAATGCTATTACATCAGATAAAAACATTACGATAAACACTTATCAAGATATAGCTTTACATTCAGGTGAAGGTGAACAAAAAATGGGAGAAATTAATGACATATAATATTTTATAAAATGGCTGATAGAGTAGTAAACCCCACCCAACAAGAAAATATAGGATATTTTACCTTAAACCAATGTATTTCTTCAAATATAGCACGATCAAATCAAATAGATAATGTTCCTGGATGTGATTATCATTATGATGAATATAAAGACCCAAAACTAAGAAAAGACCAAATAATCCTTAATCTACATAAATTATTTAAACACTGTATAAATCCTATTTATAGAAAATATGGAAGAAGTTTAGGATTAACCTCTGTTTATAGAAATAAACAAATAAATAGATTATTAGGAGGGGTACCAAACAGCCAACATATATATGGGTATGCCGCAGATATAGTGCTTACTGACGGGAGACCAACACTAGAATTATTTAACTGGTGTCGTATAAATCTTCCTCAATACCATCAATTGATATGGGAGTATCCTGAAAGAGAAAGTTTTAATAGTAATGATATTAGAGGGTCATTTTCTTGGATTCATATTTCTTATATAGAAGGAAGTAATTTTAAAGAACACTCTGTATCTTCAAAAGATCCAAAAATCCACGAAACCTATAAAGATGAAGATACTTATCATATAGGCAATTTTACCCATAAAATTTCAACACTAAATTAATTAATATGAGTTTTATACCAGAAAATCCTAATACATATCAAGGAAACCAAGTAATTATCAATTCAGATAGATTAGTATTTAATGCTAAAGAAGACTCTATACTTTTATATTCAGATAAAGCTATAGGTTTTTCTACAAAAGGAAACTTTCATTTTGATACAGATAATTCAGAAAATACTAAATTTATAGTAAATGCTCCTAATATATATCTAGGGATAAAAAACCTTAGCACAGGGGCTTTACCTACAGAACCTGCTGTTTTAGGGTATAGATTAGAGTCTTTATTGGATGACTTATGTGATTTTTTAGAATTATTTTTAACAGATGCTTGCTTTAATATATCTGGTATAGTTACACCCCATGGTACCCCTACAGGAATGAATCCTGAAAATTTTGGAGTTTTAGATGAAAGAACTAAAGATTTAAATGAAATAAGAAAAAAATTAAAGAGTATAAGAAGTAGAAACACAAAACTAGTATAATATGTCTAATCGAGCTATAAGAAATATAATTAGAATAAGCATAAGTAGAATATTACCTGAAGCTAAAAAGAAATTAGATGAAGAAGGGAGAAAAAAGATTGATGAAATTATGTCTGAAATATCCTCTCCTTCTGAAATTCAAAAACTTTTAGGAGCAGATATAGATGATGATTCTTGTTCTTTAGAGGGAAGAGATAAATTTCATGAAAAGGCAGAAAAATTAAAAAAACAACTAGATGACTTAGAAAAGCTAGCTATTAAGGGAAAAGAAGCAGTTCAAGAAATAGCAGACAAAATAGCTCCTCTTAGTGATAAATTAGATCCTCCTGAAAATGAACTTAACCCTGTATCTAAAATAGATAAAATAACAGAAACCATAAACCCTCTACTGGACATATTACAAAAAGTAATAATAATAGCTCCTGCCATATTGGCAGCATCTTCAGGACCTGCAGCAAATGGAGCTGTAATAGCAGCAACCAATAACAATGTAAATCTTGCAAAAACAAAAATAGATGAATACGTTAACTTATTTACTTCTATACCTAGACTCTTAGATAAATATAAAAAAATGGCAAATTCAATAGTTATGAAAATAATAAGCCTAAAAGATAAAATTGATGAAGCTATAGCCCAAATAGACCAACTAAGAATGTTTATAATATTCTTAGAGAGCAAATTTGAAAGCGATTGTAACGATTTCTTTGCTAATCCTAATCCTCCTATAGCAGAACCCCCTATAGTACCTATTCCTCTTACTCTAGAAGACATAATAGCTCAGTTTGAAACACTTTATGGTGATTTATTAAATGATTTAATACTTCAGGGGGATCAAATAGCAATTAGAAGAGTATTTGTATTAGGTGAAGATTTTGAAAGAATTAAAAACAAAATAGGAGACGTTAAATATACGTCTGTTCGTAAAATTAATCCATAATTTTTTTATAAGAAACAAACTAAATTTATATTTATAACAAACAAATAATATGAAAGCAAAAACATTTGAAAATTTACTTAGAAAAGTAGTTAGAGAAGAAATTGATTATGCGTTACGTAGAGAGATAAAATCACTTAAGGAAGACTTAAGAGATGAAATTACTCCAAGAATCATAGAAAGTAATCAAAATTCTATTAAAGAATCTAAAACCCCTAATTCTTCTTTAAAAGAAACAATTATGGGTAAAAACCCCATAAGAAAAAAACAAAACCAAAAACCTAAAAAATTTGTAAGTAATGGAACTTTAAATGACTTACTTAATGAAACAGCACAAGGAGATACTAATTTATCAGGAGGAAGTAGTTCCCCTGTAAGTCTGTCTGAACCTTTTGCTTCGGGTGACCCAATGCCTATGGAAACAGCAGGTCTACCCCCTTCTGTAGCAGATGCTATGACAAGAGATTATAGTGGTCTAATGGAAGCAATAGATAAGAAAAAAGGAAAATAGTATATGCCTATAATACAAGGAATAAAAAGAGTTAACCCTTTAGATCTTAACAAAAATGTTACGATAGGGGTTGCTTTTCCTTTAGATGAAACAAACATGTTTCAGGGCACTCAAACTGTTAAAGAACAAATAAAAGCTAACCTATTAAATCTCTTATTAACAGTTCCCGGAGAAAGAGTAAATATACCTTTTTATGGGATAGGAATAAAAAGTTTATTATTTGAACAACAAATAGATCAAGAATCTTTACATATTTCTATTCAGAAACAAATAAACAGATTTGTACCTAATATAACTTTACAAAATGTATCATCAGGATTATCAGAAGACCAACATACGTTATTTGTTAGTTTAACATATAGATATAATCTAGATAGTTCTAGCGATTCAATACAATTAAATTTTAGCTAATGGCATATTCAAAAGTATCAAATAAAAATCAAGATAAAGATGTTAAATATCTAAATAAAGACTATAATAGTTTTAAAGAACAATTAGTAGAATTTGCAAAAATATATTTCCCTGATAATTTTAACGATTTTAGTGAAGGTAATCCAGGAATGATGTTTTTAGAGATGGCCGCTTATGTAGGAGATGTTTTATCATTCTATACAGATACACAATTAAGAGAATCTTTCTTATCTTTAGCCCAAGATAAAGAAAACTTATATAATTTAGCTTACGCTATGGGATATAAACCTAAAACAACAACAGCAGCTAGCGCAGATTTAGATATTTCTCAATTAGTCCCTTCAGACTCAACCAATAACTATGAACCTGATTGGGATTATGCTTTAACTATAAACAAAAATTCAATATTTAAGTCAACAGAAGGTACTGCGTTTTATATAACTAAAGATGCAAGGTTTGATTTTTCTTCTTCTTTTGAACCTACAGTAACAAGCATATATCAATATGATGCCAATAATAATCCCGAATATTATTTATTAACAAAAACAGTTCCTGCTATTTCGGGAGAAACCAAATCACAAACTTTTGATATAGGAGGAGCTGAAAAACATTTGACTCTTAACTTATTTGATAAAAACATAATCTCAATAGAATCTATTACAGATTCAGACGGAAACACATGGAATGAAGTACCATTTTTAGCCCAGGATACTTATTTTGAAGAAGTACAAAACTTAGCTGCTAATGACCCTAAACTCCACCAATATAATAATCAAACTCCCTATCTTTTAAAGCTAAAAAGAACCTCAAAAAGATTTATAACTAGAGTAAAACCTGATGATAGTATAGACATTCAGTTTGGAGCAGGTATAAGTAGTAAAACAGATGAACAAATAATACCAAACCCCGACAATATAGGTTTAGGAATCAAAGATGGAAGAAGTAAACTAGACACAGCATATGATCCTTCAAATTTCTTATATACTAGAGCTTATGGAGAAGCCCCCTCTAATACAACATTAACTGTAAAATATCTTGTAGGAGGAGGACTAAGAGCTAATGTTAATAGTAATACAATAAATCAAGTTGAAACTCTACTTCTTACCAACAAACCCAACTTAAATCAAGGTATGTTACAATTTTCTAAAGGTTCTGTAACAAGTACTAACACTGAAGCTGCTAGAGGGGGAGGAGCAGGAGAATCTCTTGAAGAAGTAAGAATGAATACTATGGCTCATTTCGGAGCCCAACAAAGAACAGTAACTAGAGATGATTATATCATTAGAACATTATCTATGCCCCCTCAGTTTGGTAGGGTAGCTAAAGCATATATAATGCAAGATGATCAAACATCACCACTAACAACAGAACCCCATAGAATACCTAATCCTTTAGCACTCAATTTATATACTTTAGGATATGATGCTAATAAATACCTAACAACATTAAATACAGCTACTAAAAATAACTTATCAACATATTTAGAACAATATAGAATGTTAACAGACGCTATCAATATTAAAAATGCTTTTGTAATAAATTTTAATATTGAATTTGAGATAACTGTTTTTAAAAACTATAATAATGAAGAAACTTTACTAAGTTGTATTAGTGAAATAAAAGATTATTTTTTAATTGACAAATGGCAAATTAATCAACCTATATCTATTTCTGAAGTTCAAAATCTAATAGGATCCGTAAGAGGAGTACAAACAGTAGAAAGTCTTATATTTAACAATAAAAGTGGCAATGTTTCAGGTTATTCACAATATAAGTATAATTTTAATAAAGCTACTAAAGATGGAATAATATACCCCTCAATGGACCCTAGCATTTTTGAATTAAAATACCCAAACAGAGATATTAACGGAAGAGTAACAACATATTAAGATGGCACATTATTTTATATTTCCTGAAAAAGACACAACCCTATACAGTCATCCTGACAGATCAAAAATGAATGCAGGAAACGATGAAGTTTTAGAACTTGTAAAAGAAAAAGGATCCTCAGACCAAAATCACCACCCTTCAAGAATTTTAATTCAGTTTAAAAATGAAGAAATTACTAATGCTCTGT